CGAGTTGGTCAGATGTGGACATAATTTAATTCCTATGAAAAAGCCCCTCGCACTGGAGGGGCTTGGAACATGAATAGAAAAGCCTCCGAAGGAGGGGGGCAGAGGTTTATTCTTTACTTTGAGCTTGCTCTTTATTTTTAAGGAAGGGTAAAAGCTCATGGAAGGGGCTTCCATGTACTTTTTGTTCAACGTATCGGAGAGGTCTTTCGTCCAAAGTCTTCAAGATGCTATCCAAGAGTTTTATTCTGAGGTCATCCTCCATATCAGAACCTTCTTCTGGGGGTAGTTGTTCTATCTCTTTTCTGAATCCCTCATATGCGGCGGCAATAGATGCCTTAAACCCATAGTCCTCACTAAGTCGGAAGCAGTATCCTATTTGTTTAGTTGAAACCCAAGCGAACCAAACTGGAGCAGCGATAGAAAGGACAGAAATCAGGATGTTCAAGAAAATAATAGATCCAGCCGCTTTTTCAGGTTTAATCAGAAGTTCCTGCATGGAATGAAGCCTGAAAAATGCTATGACTAGAGCGAGGACCAAAGAAGATATAAGGCCAAAAACCCACCATTTTTGCGTTGTGAATAAATCCTTCCTTCTGGTTTCAAACTCTTTAGCCAGTCCGGCAGCGGTTGCGGAGGTAAGGGCCTTTTCTGCATCTTTCAGAGTGCGTTGTATACGTAGTTCCGTATCGGAAATTTTTTGACCTATCAAGTTGGAAGATTTTTCAATTGAATCTATCTTCTCTTTTGATTTCGAAGCCTCTTCCAATAGATTTTCTAATTCGCCGAGCTTTTCATCTGAACGATCCTCCATGGCTTTGATTTTTTCATCAAAAAGCTTCGAAGCATCTTCTGTTTTATTATCTAGCTGATCGTAAAATTTTCCTTCATCCTCTTCTAGCTTTGTGAAAAGATCCTCGGCTTTTTGTGTGACTTCATTTTGTGTTACATCCATGGACGATTTTCTTTCCGCCACGTCTTTCGAAAAAGAAACGGTCAATTCTTCGATTTTTGTCTTGTTACCAAGCATAGATTCGAGCCAAGAAGACAAAGCATCTATGTTTTCGAACTTTCTTTCAAACTTGTCCAAGGCGTCATAAAGTTTGTTTAATTTTTTCTCGGCAGATTCAAACCGCTTACGTTGTCTTTCAATCTCGGCTTGTGTAGGAGGGACTATAGGTTGTTCTGACATGGCAGTTATCTCGAAAGAAGAGTACCGGCGATAAACCCAATTGAGAAGAAAAGGGCTGCGACTAAAATTATTACTATTTCGTCCATGGTAATTGATTCCTTTAAAGTTTCAAGAGGGAATTTTTGGAAGAATCCTCGGCAGTAGTAATTACGCGCACACGCGCATGACGCGAGTGGAGCTCTCTTTTAGATAGTCAAAGTAATCATTCAGGTGTTCCTGTTTGAAAGAGTCTGAGTCGAAGCGCTTGGATGTCTGGGTCTTGTACGTCAAAACCTTCTTGCCGTCCAAAGTCAGAATTTCGTTGTCTTTCATGTCGATGGCGATCTTGGCTTTAACCGCGTCTTGTTGCTTCTTGAGTTCTTTAATTTCGCCATTGAGGCGAGCATATTCGCCGTAGTTAATAGCCAGATCACCTTGAGCTTCGATAGCTTTACCATTAGATCTCCCGTAGAGCTTTAGAACGTCCTCAATGTTTATCGGTTCCGGAGGCGTTTTAGTTAGAACATAGTTGTTCCAGAATGCAGAGCATTTTTCTTTGATGACCTGGAATACATCCGGACGAGCATCGATCCAGTACATTCTGAAATCGGAACCGCCGATTAAAACTGCCAGATACATGCCTCGAAGCCGCAGGATGCCGCAGTACCACTGGATTTGCGTTTCATAATAAAGTGGGATTTCGTGCTCTGTTCTGAGATTGTTTTGCTTGATCTCAAGTTCCTGCGAAGGTCCCCAAAGATCTGCAGTAAATGCATGAGCGGTCTTGGCCTCAAACGCAATGTCTGTCGTGATGGGACGATTGCCGTATTTGGCGATTTCTTTCTCAGTCATCTCAAGCGGACGGACTCTCTTAGCTATGTCCGGATTGATGATCGCTCTGTCGATGTTGGCGATTGCCCAGTCGTTTTCCGGATCAACAAACTGGTGGTTGACGTTCTGCAGTTTGAAGCCGGTTCTAAGAGCGAACTCTTTTGCGACAACTTGCTCTAATGTCGTTCCCCAGTAAAGAGAAGAGGTCATTTCGTGTTCCGGAGAAAGTCCGAGTTTGTCGTTCCAAACGTCTAAAGGAGTTCTCCACGGACTCAGCTGAAGTACTGCTGCCACGTCAGAACCGCCGATACCCCGGCGCCGGCCCTCGAGCCATTGTTGTTTGTCTTTTGTCATGATTTTTCCTTGCGTGTGTTGGTGTTAATAAAAAGAACTGCAAAATCTGTTTTTCTTTATGGATTCGCCATGAGTTCAGGAATGAACATCAGCAGAATGAGGACGGCGAAGAAAAGGGCGCAGGCAAAAGCCACCAGAAGGACGCTTTCTCCGTCTTCAGTCTTGGCTTTCAGGACTCGTCCGATGACCGTTAACAACAAAACCCAACCTGCTGTGAAAACTGCTAACTGGATTCCATTCATGCCTCTCATGATGTTTTCTCCATGAAAAAAGCCCCGTGAGAGGGGCTCTAAATATTTATCTATGTAAAAAAGACCACATTCAGAATTACTTGTTGCGGCTGATTATTTTTTCGATCACTGCGTTGAGCTCGTTTCTTGTAGCTCTGAGATAAAAAATGATTCTCCTGAGCTCCTGAACGTCTGTGCAGTCTTTTGAGTAAATTCGAGTAGAAGTTAAAAGCGTTATCACTTCAGTGATTTGTTGCTCAATGCTGAACATTTTTTCTTTACCGTCAGCCAGCGCTAGGATTTTCTTAAAGTCTTCCTTTTCAATCTTTATCATTTGAAGTTTCCTATTAAAAAGACCACATTTCGGAGTCCCCCTAAGCTACAAAAATTGGAACTAACAAAGTTTGTGAAAAAGCCCGAGAGACTCTGAAAGGTGGTCTGAAGAAGTCCCCGTCTTTCCGGGGTGTCACCTCTGCGAGATAATTAATTTGCAAACTTTCAACTATCTCAATGGAGGAAAAGATGAATAAAGAATTCATTCAAAAGCTAATCATTGCTTTTGTTCAAAACGGCACGCTCAGCCTCCCTAAAATCAACATCGGGGGAGGCCGTGATGCAAAAGAGGATCAGGCCGAAAAAGACCTTTTCGAGGCTCTAACCCGTATAGGCCGATTAGAAGAAAAGATGATCAAAGAATTTGAAGAAATTGATTTCGATCTGGAGCGAGCTGTTCAGATTATTCATGCTCGCCATAGTAATCGGAGCTGAAGCCGGCTGAACCTGCTGCCTTTTGATCATAGTGAAGTAATTGCTCAAGCAACTTGTTGGCTTCTAAAGCTTGGGATGACAGCTCATGGATTCTTTTGGCTCTATCTATGGCTGTCATATTGTTGTTCCTTTGAGTAAATTCAATGCAGGTCAACTTGCCATCAATAAAAACTTTCAGTAGTCCTTCCATTTCTTCTTTACTCATCGGAAGAGTGAGGCTCCCACAACAAAGGAGGCACAGTGCATCTTGTTCTTTAATGCTCATCGCTTTCTCCTATCCCGGTTCGTTATCTGAACTTTCCCTCAGCCAGGTTCATAAGGCGTTCGGACTCCTCGCTGAAAAAACTATTTATTTCGTCAAGATTCTTTTGAAGAGACTCGTCCGCAAGCTGGCAATTTTTGAGCTCATACTCAAAATCGTTAATCAGTTCGGCAATCTGTTCAGCTTTCCCGGAACACTTCAGAGCGTCCTCAACGTCTGAGTAATCCCGTTTATCAATTACAAGTCTTTCCATTTTCATCTCCTTTGATGGTCAATTCATTCAGAAACCTCTTCTGCTGCCGTTCAGTGAACAGAAACAAGGGATTTGGCAGGGAAGAGGCTTTTGAATGAGCTATTAGAAAATTCCTAATAGCTCGAGGGTTGATTAAGCGGGACGTTCGCCAGCTTCGTACGCGGCGAGTACGTTTTCTAAATGCTGGATTGCTTCTTCTTTTTTCTTAAAGGTTTCCCAGCTAGTCTTGTTGTAAAGAAACATTTGAAGACCTTCAAGTTTGTCGCAACTCTGAAATGCCGAAAACGCCCATTCGTGACATCCTATTTTTAATAGATCACAAACGTATTCGCCTTTGTAAAACACTTTAAATTCATAGTTAAACGACGTGTACTCAGTTACTTTTTTACGTTCATACGTGGCTAACATGTTATCTCCTAGTAATTGATCTCTATAATCGGCTTAGACGGACTGGATCAAGCCGACCCAAGAGATCGGCTCCAGACGGAATGCAGTGTGAGAACACTGAGAAATGCGTCCCGGTGGCGGGCGCCGGATTGTGTCCTAGAGGCACGCCGGCGCTTTTGAATTTTCAACAGTACCGACGAAGGTAGTTGTAGATTTCATCGACTTCCCAACCGCGCCCAAACTCGCAGGCATAATCCCAACAGTTTCCATAGTCGAACTCATTTCGTTTGGCCAACTCGTCGCAATAAGCCTTGGCAGCTCTTTTCTGCTCCAGTAATTCGAGCCTTTGCTTTTTCGTTAATTTCTTCGGTTTTTCCATTTTTATCTCCTCAAAAAACAAAAACTCCCTCCGGAGTTGTGACACGCTAGGACGGATACATTCAGGAGAATCCGGAGGAAGTTTTTGTTTGCGCTCTACTGTTTCTCTTGCGAGAGCGCTTAGCTCACCCAGTTCACGAGACTGGGACGCCCGAGTTTCTGTTCTTGGTTTTGATTTCCTCATCTGGTTAGCTTCTCGGGACCTCAACGCAGTTTGCTGTTCTTGATACTGCGTGCATCTCAAATGCCTTTATTTGTCAGAGGTCTCTAGCTGAAAAGTGTTTCGTGGCTACCGTTTGCCTTACTCATTCACTTCACTGACTGCTGGTGTTCGATTGTTTGTCTTCGCGTGACCAGCACCGCCTGCATCGGCCGTTTCGAATTTTTTCGCTCACAGACCCTGCTTCTGTCTGCTGCGTCCGGGTTTAGTACTCCATGGCCCAGATTCTGGAATTGTAGGAATTAGAGGAACATTGTTTACCTGAGTTAATAAATCGATGAACAAATATTAACCTAGGTAAACTAAAAAGTAAAGTAAAACGTTTAGTATTTTTACTTAGATAAATTTTTTAGTAAAAAAAGACCACACGAACGGCAACAAAAAAGCTGCTCTCGCGGCAATAAAAAACC